CAGCGGTCAGAATAGCGAAATAGGATGGTTTTTCCATCACTCACCTACCGCAATGAACTCTGATACCTTAACTTCACAAGCATTAGCTAGTTTAGTTAGTGTCTTCATGCTGGGAGATCGGTGATTGTTTCTGATCAAACTTAGGGTGGCTAAGTCCAACCCTGCATTAACGGCAAGCTGACTTTGATTTACACTTAACTCATACATAAAATAATCTATTGATTTGTTGATATCCATGTTAACTCCTTGGTAGTGAGCGTGAACTGTAAATTAATTTTAGTCTATAGTCAATCTTTTGTTGACATCTAGTTAACCCTAGTCCATTATACTATGACAAACAACAATAGGAGATAGACATGAGACAGTACGAAGACCCAAATAGAACTAACCCACCTGAAGATGGGAACATCTACATTAACTTAATGTTGGAAAGCTTCTCAGACTTTGAGAGAGGCGAGTACGATTGCATACATGGTCACGAAGCGGAAGACGGAGAGTCAGATAAATACTATCAAGGGTATGGTCAGCAGTATGCCCACGAACAACAAGTAGGAGCATAAGATGAGCACTTGGAAAACATTATCAGCAATAGACGTATCAAAAAACATTGAAAAGAAAGGCAACCTGTCTTACCTCTCTTGGGCATGGGCGTGGTCTACTTTGATGGAACACTACCCTGATTCAAACTACACATACTGTCCTCCTTCCTTTCTTGAGAATGGTACTTGTGAAGTCAACGTATCGGTCACAGTGAAAGAGAAAACACACTCTATGTGGCTACCAGTAATGGATAATAGGAATAAAGCTGTGCCTAACCCTACATCCAGAGACATTTCGGATGCTCGTATGCGCTGTTTAGTTAAAGCTATTGCCATGCATGGGCTAGGTGCTTACATATACGCAGGGGAAGACTTGCCGCAAGCTGTACAAAATGCTGTAGTGTCTGAGGAGCAGGCTAAAGAGATCAAAGGGCTAATCGAAGAGCATGGGGTAGATGTTAAAGTGTTTCTAAAGCACTTCAAAGCAACCTCAGTCGATGAGATGTTAGCTGTACATTACTCTAAAGCTGTAGCGGCACTGAATGCAAAGGCTAAAAAATGAAAAGGCATATAGAAGTTATATGTCCAGATTGCGGAGATGGTATTGGAAGACATCAAAGTACATCTGACAATCCTGATTATGAGTGTGTTTTAGAAGGCGGTTGCGTTAATTGTCATACACACGTTATTGCATTTATACCTACAAAAAAGTATGTAAGAAAGTGTGATAAAGAAATACAAGAACAAGTTTTAAGAGAAAGAAATCATGATCATTCTTGACCATGAACAAGGGAGTGACGAGTGGTTTGCCAGTAGGCTAGGCCGACCCTCTGCTTCCATGTTCAATAAACTAATTACCTCCGCAGGGAAGGCTAGTTCTCAGGCTGATGGGTACATAAATGAGTTGATAGCTGAGAGATTAACTGGTGTTCGCGTTCCTATCTACGTCAATGAGCACATGGAAAGGGGAACAAGGCTAGAACCTGATGCCAGAGAGATGTATGAGTTTGTAACTGAGCAAAAAGTCACAGAATATGGGTTTATACTAGACGATTCTGAGGAGTTTGGTTGCAGTCCAGATGGTATTATTAAAGATAGCGATGGCAATTTTGAGGGAGGGCTAGAGATAAAATGCCCGACTGATTCCAACCTGATAGGCTATCATCGTAACAATAAATCGTTTATCAGCAAATATAAACACCAAATTATGGGTTGCATGATGATTACGGGTGTTAAGTGGTTCGATTTAATGGCGTACTCTGAAGAACTACCCCACCTTATCGTAAGAGTGGAACGTGATGACGAGTACATAGAGAAGTTGGCGGCTGAAGTACAAAAGGCCGTTGATATTATTGTAAATGAAACGGAGAATTTAAAATGAGTGTAACTGTAACTGGTAAACTAAATAAAGCGGCAAATCAATTTCAAGCAGGGGATGGCAAGGGTTTTGGCATTAGATTAGGCGTTAAATTCTATAATCGAGAGACTAAAGAGCAAGAATACACCAATTATGAGGCTGTTATCTTTGCTAAAGAGGGAGCGCAAGCTGATTTCTATGCGTCTGCTCTAGTGGAAGGGTCAGTAGTTGAAGTAAGCGGCTCAGGATGTCAGATTAAGACGTTTGAAGGATCTAACGGCCCGATAAATAGTATTTCTATACTTGATTCAAAACTTGGTTATGTAGGAAAGGCAGAGGCCACTCAAGAAACGGCTGAAACTCCAAAAGTAACTGAAAATATTCCTTTTTAACATGGACACTAAAGAGTGCCGCAAATGCGGATGGACTAAACCCCTGTCCGCATTTCATAAATCCAAGACGAACCGCGATGGTTACAAGCTTGATTGCGCTGTGTGTTGCAGAGAGCATAGCAGGCTGTATCGTCTAGATAATGTAGACAAGTGTAGAGGGTACGACCGTAAAAGGGGTAACAGGTATCAGGAAAAGAAGGAATATTTTAAGAAATATAGGGCTAATAATCAGAAAAAGATCAAGGCGCATAATCTGGTTAGTCGCGCTATTATTGCCAAAACACTGATTCCTGAGCCTTGCGCTGTATGCGGCACCGAGGAAAACATTACAGCGCACCATTGCGATTACTCAAAGCCTCTTGATATTATGTGGTTATGTTCTGGGCATCATAAACAATGGCATATTAAGAATGGTGCAGGTTTAAATGGATAATTCAGAGGATAACAATATGAGTAAGGACATACAGATAGGTGGAACCCACTACAAAGACCTTTCGATACAGCCCATTGATTACATCTTGGGCAACCAACTTGGATATTGTGAGGGAAATGTGGTTAAATACGTTTCGAGGTGGCAGTCTAAGGGAGGAATAGATGATCTCCGAAAGGCTAAACACTACATTGATTTCTTGATAGATCATGAAACGAAAATATAACCTTTTGGTATGCCGCTTATTTAGTAAAGTCATTACCTAAAAGGATGGGAGGTAAGTATAATCGCGCTTCACAGACATAATGAGGTTGGAATGATTACTTACTACATAGTCCTTGTAGTGTGCGGCTTGCTTGCCATTGCAAAAGACGATTTAACAAATTCATAACGCTCTTCGGGGCGTTTTTTTGTGAGGTTCTATGAAGCATTTAGTCATTCCAGATACCCAAGTCAAACCTAATTCACCTACTGACCACCTAAGATGGGCAGGATTGTATGCGGCAGAGAAAAAGCCAGATGTTATCGTGCATATTGGCGATCATTTTGACATGCCTAGCCTATCATCATGGGATGTTGGGAAGAAGTCGTTTGAAGGCCGTAGATACAAGGATGATATCGAGGCAGGGATACACGCAATGGAAGTATTCTTACAGCCTATACGAGATGAGCAACAACGGTTAAAGGTAAACAAGCATAAACAGTGGCGGCCTCGCATGGTGTTTACCCTTGGCAACCATGAAAATCGTATTGAACGCGCCATTGAGAGTGATCCTAAACTGGATGGTCTGATAGGCTACAAGGATTTACAACTGGACGAGATGGGATGGGAGGTTTATGACTTCCTTGATGTGGTGATTATAGACCAAATCGCATACGCTCATTACTTTACATCTGGGATAATGGGTCGCCCTGTATCCAGTGCTAGGAATATGCTCAGTAAAAAGATGATGTCCTGCATTATGGGTCATGTTCAAGATAGAGACATTGCCTATGGCAGGAGAGCAGACGGCACAAACATTTTAGGATTGTTCTCAGGGATTTATTACCAACATGATGAGGATTACCTTACCCCACAAACTAATTCGTCATGGCGTGGTATATGGATGCTCAATGAGGTTGCCAACGGGGGGTGCGATGAGTTGCCAGTGTCGATGAACTACCTACGGAACAAATACCAAGGGAAATAAAAAGCCCCCATGATGGAGGCTTTGGCAGGGTTATTAAAGTTAGATATTACAGTAGTTAAGATTGAATCTGACTTGAACGTGTATGTATTGATCATCGTGATAGGAATAGGCATTCTTCAAACCTTTGGCAATGTCTAGAATGCGCTTAACAAACTCATCATTTATGTCGTTGTCATTTGTAAAAGCGAGTCTTGCAAGCTGTGTAAGGTTGTTTTTATGGTTCTCATCGTGGTTCCACAAAGAGCCATCAGAGTGGATTACAATCTCTGCATCATTCCCAATAGGGTCATCACAACCTAAAACCGCTGGTAAATCTTTTTTCCATTCAGTACTCATTACAACCTCCATTTGGCGATAGATACCTTCTCACCATATTTATTAGTTACTGTTAACCGTTCTGTCTTTATGTCATGGCCGTCTTGTTTTAACTCACAGATCCTAGCAGGGCATTCTAATATCCCTAGCATCTTCCAAGAATTTAAGCGTGTCAGTGTATACCCACGCTCTAGGTAGGCTAATATGCGTTCTTTCTGTGTCATGTTAAAACCCTCCTACGTGCATATGGTAGCCCATGACCAACACGGCCACGGTTAGGCCTGCTATGAAAGAAACGGTTATATCCGTCCTATGCGTCGATCTAACGGCCTTGTCGTGTCTTTTAAGGGCTATGTACCTCTCTGCCCTCTCGTTCCTGTTACGTACCTTTAATGCTTCGATGTTATCTAGTCTCATGCTGTCACCTCATTAAGTTTTAATTCTGCTTCTTTGTATGTATCAAAAAAGAACTCTTCACCGTCGTCGTAATCTGTAACTAGATATTCGACATCACGCCCTAGCATACTGCAAATAGTAATGCCTTCCTCCAGTGCTATGTATACATAACCACTGTTAGCATTGAAACCAATACCGCCTACGTCTGGGATATAAGGCAAGTCAGTCAGTGCTAAAGCATTAAAGCATTTGGCTAAACCTTTAGTTTCACAAAATGAAAAGCTTTCTAGTCCGTGTATTTCTATAGTCATGTTGTATTACCTCTATTATGTTATAAGTTATTTTGCATCTAATATTGCATCGATTCGATCAAGTAATTTGTAATCCAATTTAATGAACTCTTTTTCAGTAAAAAATCCTAGTTCATAGCAGTTAGCAAGGCTACGGGTTAAACGCCTAACACCTAAAGATGTTTTTGTTTCATTAATGCGTTTTATTGCTGTTTGATAGTTTGTCATGCTGTTACCTCTTTTGTTTGTTGTGGCATCTATTTTATCTATATATTAACAACTGTCAATAATGTATACATCGTTTTTTA